TTAATGAATATAGTCGAGGCGGCTTGGCTAGCGTAGACCTCGACAGTGGCAGAACCACTTGTCCAAGCTGTAGGTTCGATAATGATATAACGACCACCAGATACAATCCTAAACTCTTTGTTTATCGCCGTACCGTCACCTACGACCTTGTTACTCCCTGTGGAGCCAACACCAGATTGGAACAGTAAGCGTCCACCCTTGGTAGCGTAGTCTTCTGTACTCGATCCAACAGCCTGTAGGGTTCCTGTGAAGGTACCTTTGATAACTACAGTAGCTGAACCAGAGCCAGGAGCCTCAAGTACAACTTGATCATCAATAGATGTAATTGTACCTGATTTAAAATACGTAAGAGGAGTGCCGCCTACAGCCTCCTCCCTAGCAAACCCAGGTCTTTTATTGTATGTTACCATGCTAATAGTATACCTTAAGTTCTTCGAGGTGTCAAATGAAAAAGGGACCACTCCTGTGGTACAAGAGCGGTCCCCTTAGGTCAGTTAAGCGAGTGTGTCGCGGTCTACTTCATCAGCGCCACGAGTTGCCTCGTTAACGTCAACAACGATAGCCCATACACGAGCAGAAGAACCAGCAGTCGTACCAGAGATAACCGTTACGGCATCAATAGTATCGGCAGCAGTTACACCCAGAGTCTGTGTACCGAACTTGATATCACCAGCCGACCCAGCGTCTACCGAAGTAGCAGCCATGAAGGTAGTTGTATCGTCAGCAACAGCAACAGTGAATGTTGTGATGTCTTCTACAGCGTCAATGAGTGTGACACCAGCAGCAAGGACCAGAGTCCCTGCAGGAACAGCAGGACCGGCTACTGTACCGGATGCTGTCCCAAGGTTAATAGTCTTTTCGACCATATAGGCCTTAGACTGAAGTGAGGTTGATTTAGCCATGGTTTAGTTTCCTTTATGCCAGGTTGTACTTAGCGGTTACAAGAGCTTCTGGACGAAGAATCTTACGACCGTAGAGGTGCATACCACGAACAATATCCGCAAAGGAATCAGGGTCACGGTACTTCTCAGTCTTGTTGATCTGCTCAGCAGTAGCGACAGCAGAGTCATGACCGCCAACAATCACACCGTAGTCTGTGTTCTGGTTAGCTGTGCCAGTAGTACCAGCACCACCACCAACAGCGGGGAGGTTGTTAGAAACATAGACACGGAAGCCGTTCCAGTTGTTCAGGACCAGACCGTTACGCAGGGCACCAGAGTCACCGAAGTCAGCGTTCAAGAAACGTGAGTCTTCGTCCATCAGGACTTCCATCATGATAGGATCAATGACCAACCAACGACCAGCTTTATCAACGTTCTGTTGATCCAGCAAACGACCCATGCGGTTAATCAACATAACAGGGGAAGCATAAGTAGTTGGAAGTGCGGTAGCACCAGGGAGACGAGCAGCTACAGGGATCGAGTGATCACCAGCAGAACCAGTCGTGATGTTACCAAACGAACCTTTGATCAACTTCATGGAAGTCAACAGTTCGTCTGTGCCAGCAGTAGATACAGCAACAGTACCATTGACGGTAGTGTTAACTGCGTCACCAACAGAGTGGTTAGCGGAAGGCTTATAACCGGACAGGTAAGCAAGAACTTCCTGGTCATGGTTGTCGGCCAAACGATAAGCAGCACGGTTAGTAGCCAAGTCCATGAAGTTTACATGGCTGTGGGCTGTTTCGATGTCGTCAGTCTTGAAAGCGAAGTAGTTCGACTTGTCAATAACCAGCGAGAAGTCCTCGTCGTCGAGGTCTTGTGCAGTGACCTGTGTGCCACGCTTGTACTCGCTTACAGAAATCTCAGGCTCTTTGATGATACGGACTGTATCGCCTTGAGCAGAAATCTCACCGAAGTAATCAGAGTTAGTGATGTCACCAACAACTGTTGCCTTACGGAAAGCAAGCTGTACTTTCTTAGAGTAGATTACGCTGGAGAAATTACCATTAGGTAGATTTCCGTGACCAGCTTCTGATGCAAACGCCATTGTGTTTCTCCTTGTTGAGTATATATGGCTAGAGTTTTAAGGACAATAGCAGTACACTGAACAAAGGGCTGATACACTAAGTGACTCTTACGAGGGTTAGCTTCACAGGTTGTCTTTATTGCTTGTAGCTATTTGTATGGGGAAAGTTCCCCAGTCGTGTTAAGGGGAGGAGTAACGGTAGGTGTCCATTGCTGGGGCTACCGTTACAATACCCTTAGTTATACCAAGTAACTCCTATTTGTCAATTACTTTTTAGTAATATCGTAAATAAAGTTACCTGTTTTCTGTGCTTCCATGATCTTATCATAGTTCTTCTCGAACTCTGCGTCAGACATTCGGCTTACTTCGGACTCACGGAACTTCTTGCCTTCACCTGTAGCGTCGATCTTGGGCGAACCCTTGGTCTTCACATCGGCTGCAGCATCCTTGGCCTGTACCTTCTTAGCAGCAGGGGTCATACCCTTGTCTGTCTTATAAAGGTCAATGACACGGATAACACCAGTGGCATCATCCTCGTTGTCATACAGTGCGTTCTTAATCCATGTAGGTTGTTCTTCTGCCCAGTCATGGAAGTCATCAGAGGCTTTCAGAGTATCGAAGTCACTGTGTGCTTTACGAATCTGTGTCTCTGCCTTGGTACGCTTGGTCTCATATGTCAGGTCATCAAGCTCTTTGAAACGAGAGTTAGTCTTCTCGAACATCTCCTGAGCTTTCTTAGTGGCAATAGACTCAACGATACCAGCTACGTCAGGGTACTTCTTGGCCCATGCTGCTAGGTCCTCATTGGACTTAGGTGGGGCAATCCCTGTGACTGGACCTTTGTTCTCTAGAGCGGCGAACTTCTCCTCCCACTCCTTCTCCTTCTTAGCTTGGTGCCGACGTAGGTCACCGTAACGCTTCTTGAATGTTTGTTCTTCTTTAGAAAGACTCTCGTCGTCAACACTGTTTTCTTCTTCAGTCTCCGGGTCCTTAACCTTCGCTTCTTCTTCTTGAACTTCTTCTTGAACTTCTTCTTCAGAGCCTTCACCCTTCATAAGTTCCTCGAGTTCTTTCTCGTCTTGTTCAATCCGTTGACGATTCTTACGGAAGTTAGGATCAATCATTACAGACTTAGGTTGTTCACGTGTCATTGTTTCGTTAGCCATTTGGTTCTCCTTGGGGCCGCTTATAGCGGGTGGCCTTCATTTGGTCGTTAAGGTTACTTCTTCTTATAACGGCGGCTGACCAGGCCCCCTTTATACATTGGTCCGTACTCGTCTTCACCGTTAGCTCCTGTACCGACACCACTACCTGCTGCCATCTGGGAACCAGATAGACCTGCAGAAGTACTAGCGGATACACCAGCGTTTCTTGCGGCTATCTGTGCTTGTGCTGTGGTTGTTGCTGTTGGGGTACTGGCTACACTGCCGGATTGACCACTATAGTCTCCTGTGTTATTGTCATTCCTGCCGTTATCATTAGAGCGAGATACAGACGCAACAGGAGCAGGGGCTGAAGAACTGGTACCGCTAGAGCTACCGCTAGAGCCACCACTAGAGCTACCACCACTTCCAGCAACTTGACCAGCTAGAGCACCAGTTGCAGAGGAACGACCAGAGACAGCAGTATCACTAAGCTCTCCACGTCTCTCTAGGTAATCCGCTGCGATGTTATCACCACTCCAAGTTTCTTCTGAGAGGAAATTCATACCTCTAAGACCGAAGTTTTCAACAGCGTTACCAGAGATTTTTCTTAGGGCTTCAGCAGTAGCTGTGTCCCCTCTTCGCTCAGCAACCTGAGCGGCAGCGTTAATAACCGCTACATCACGCGCTTCTCCATAACCTTTAGTAGCAGCTCTAGCTAGAGTTGCACCAATAGGACCACCCATGGTTGCACCTAAAAGCTGTGCGGCCTTGTCACCCCAGTCACCAAAGAAGTTATTGTTCTCTGACAGACGGGTGTTTGCCCAGTCGATAACCTTAGCGCCATCGGAGAAGTCAACGTCAGCTAGTGGATCACCGAAGGAGAAGTCCAACTCTTGACCATCACCTACAGGCATAGCCCCTCGGTTAGGACGGTCACCACGATCTCTGTTCTGATTGGTTGGCTCTGCTGGTGCTGCAGCATTGGGGTCAACGTAGGTCTGACCTTGGGTGTATCCTTGTGGTACTGTCTGTGCTGGGGCACCATTGATAAAGAGAATCATCATGGTGGAACCGTTAGCGTTAGTGTAAGGTACGTACTCAAAGCCACCACTAGCGCCACTAGAAGCAGGGGTAGCACCATAGGAACCACCAACTGTACCCCAGTTAGCAGCGTTAAATGAACCCTGGGGTTGTT